ACAAACTTGTTTGCAACACATTTGCTTGTAAGCGTTGACGTGTGGCAAAAACTTGGCGGTCAACTTGACGCAGACAAGCGCCCACTATTCCCAGCAATCGGCGCACCGGGTCTTATCGGTCAAAACACATTGGGCGCAGGTTCGGCCGCATCATGGTCAGGCATGAACCCAATGGGACTTGAGATCGTCGTTGACGGCAACTTTGCGTCAGGCACAATGCTTGTCGTACACGCGCCAGCAATCGAGTTCTACGAACAGCAACGCGGCATCATGCGAGTTCAAGACCCAGCACTTTTGGGCGAGAACTTTTCGTACTACGGTTACTTTGCAACATTCTTTCAAGATGCAACAGACGCAACCGCAGGCTCACGCTTCGTACAGTCGATCACAGTCGCCTAGTCGTAAGCGGCAAAACCGCTCATGGCAACATACGCAACAGCAAGCAAACAATTAACAGATAACTACGCCTGCATATCTACGCTCGAGCCAACCGACATACAGGTTGGTGACACCGTAGTTGTAGGCGCGTTAGGCGCACCGTTTAACGGCACGTTTACCGTGTTGGCTTGCCCGCAATATCGTTACGTTGGCGTTGACGGTACAACTGGCGAATTTAATTATGACGTGACCGTTGCAGTACCTAATCAAGTTTTGTACGCCTGCACAGGTGACGACGTTGATTTTGTTGCGATCTATACAGGCACAGTTGCGTTCACACCTACTTGCACGTGGGTCACGGTCGCAAACCTTGTCACCTATCTTGGCGTGTCAATCACAAATCCGTCTGACGATTACACGCTGGCTACGCAGGCCGTAAGCGCTGGCAACCAGTTTTGCAGCCGTCGTCGCGCCGAGGCAGGCTACAACGACAGTCTCAGCACGTCGCCTAGCGGTGACGTAACGCTCGGCACGATCATGTATTGCGCAGCGTTGTGGCGTAGTCGAGGCAGTCTTGAAAACGTGTTTGCGTCGTTTGACAACATGGGTACAGCACCGCAACAGTCAATGACACCAATCGTCAAGCAGTTGTTAGGTATTGACCGACCTGCGGTGGCGTAGTGCCTGCACCGTACACAGACCTGTTTAACGAGGCGCTAGACGATCTCACAGCCACGCTGACAGCCGTAACAGGCTTACGGGTAGTAAACGACCCGACAAAACTTGTGCCTAATTGTGTGTTTATTACAGCGCCAAGTTTTACGACCATCGCTGGCAACGGCAACATTGTGCGTATGGACTTCCCAATAAAAATTGTTGGCAGCGGCCCAGCGGGGTTGCCTGTGTTGCGCGAGATTTTGCAGATCACCGCGCTAGTGCTTGGCTCAAGTGTCATCGCAATGTCGGGCAGACCCGGCACGCTCGACATAGGCGGGCAAGAGTATCCGTGTTATGACGTGGCAGTTGGCTTGCAAGCGCAGTCGGCGTGAGCATACACACGCATATCGTTGCGGTATGGTAAAACTATAAAGACACCTAAGGAGTAATCACAATGGCTACCAGTACCTACCTCAGTAATCCGATCGTTCTCATAGGCGCGTCAAGCGCAGCGACAACAGACATCACCGACCAAGTATCGGCAGTCACCGTTAACTACGTTGTTGAGGCACTTGAGGACACCGCGTTTGGCTCAACTGCACGCACAAACACCGCTGGCTTGCAATCAAACAGCGCAACGTTAACTCTTTATGCGTCATTTGCATCGGCTGAGAGTTACGCATTGCTATCAGTACTTGTCGGCACAAAGTGCTACATCAAAGTAAGCCCAGCGTCAGGCGCAAACAGCGCAACTAATCCGGGCTTTGAATTGACAAACACTTACCTAAGCGCGTTGCCAGTAATGAACGCAAATTTAGGTGAGTTGGCTACCTACGACATTGAACTTATGGGTGGCGCATACACAGTTGACGTAACGTGATCTAACGCGCCATAACTGGCCGAGAACAGGATAAGGCAATGAGACTAAAACTTAAAGTAGATCTACAAGACGGCGTGCAGCCAGTCGAGTTAACAACAAATATGTTTGTTATCTGCGAATGGGAAAAAACTGAGGGTCGCAAAATTAGTGACGGCAAAGGTATTGGCTACACCGATTTAGTTTGTTGGGCATACAATTTGCTGAAACTTAGCGGCCAAAAAATGCCTGCAACATATCGTGATTGGGTTAAAGAAAATCCAAACATGACTATTGAGGCAATAGACGAGACAGACCCAAACCTTACGGCGTAGGCAGTTACCGACGGCAACTAGCAGAACTGTTAGTGGCAACAGGGTATTGGCCTACGACAATCGAGTTTGACACGCGCGACCTGATCACGGTGATTACGCTATTGAATAAGCAAAAGAGGTAGCGCAATGCCAGCATCAACAACTATTGAGATTGTCGGGGTCAAGCAGACGATTAACTCTTTGCGTAAAATTGACCCGCAATTGCAAAAAGATTTTAAGGCAGACGCAACCGCTATCGCACAGCCAGCAATACAAGCAGGCAAAGCCGTGTACAAAGAATTACCGCTATCAGGTATGCGCTACAAATGGGTGCAACGTGATCGCAAACTATTCCCGTTTACAACGGCCAAAGCAATTAGCGGAGTGCGTATGCGTTTTGACACTCGACGTAACGCGGTCGGCGTAATTCTTATTGAGCAAAAAGACCCAGCGGCTGCAATTTTTGAAACGGCTGGTCGCGCTAACTCAAACAGGTTAGGTAACGCACTTGGTTTTGTTAGCGCTGGTCGCACTCGACTGATTGGCCCGGCTGTATATAAAGCGCGTCGCGGTATTGAAGTTGAGATGACAAAGATGATTGCTAAAACTATGCGCGTTGTGCAAAGCGAGATTTAGTCATGGCATTATCTATACCTATTGTCAGCGAATTTGACGGCAAGGGCATTGACAAAGCAATTAAAGAATTTAAGCAATTAGAGACTGTTGGCGAGAAAGCACAGTTTGCTATTAAGAAAGCGGCAATACCTGCAGCGGCTGCAATCACGGCGGTTGCCGGTGCGTTGGGCTTGGCTGCTAAAGCGGCGGCCGAGGACGAACAACAACAAGCAATTTTGGCTAACACAATGCAAAACGTTGTCGGCGCTACTGACGCAACGGTGGCGGCAACTGAGGACATGATTTCGGCTATGTCGAGGGCAACTGGTACGGCTGACAGCGAGTTACGGCCAGCGTTTAGTGCATTGCTTGTCGGTACAAAAAATGTTGGCGATGCAACTACAGCGTTATCGCTTGCACAAGATATCTCAACTGCAACTGGCACAGATTTAGTAACGGTTAGTGACGCGCTGGCTAAAGCGTACGCAGGAAATATGAAGGGCTTGCAAGCATTGTCGCCTGAGATGAAAGGCATGATTAAAGACGGTGCTGATCTTGACACGGTGATGCTTGCGTTAAACGACAATTTTGGTGGCGCGGCCGCAGCGTCGGCACAAACTGCAGCAGGTCAATTTAAAATATTAAAAAATAGTTTAGATGAAACTACAGAAAGTATTGGCGCAGCATTGTTGCCAGTCGTACAAGCCGTGTTGCCGTTTTTGCAACGCTTTGCTGATTGGGCTCAAAAAAACCCTAAAGCATTTCTTTACGTTGCAGGCACAATTGCTGCAATGAGCACAGCAATCTTGGCATTAAATTTTGCAATGTCATTAAACCCGGTCGTTGCTATGGCTGCAGCAATTATTGCGTTATCGGCGGCAATGGTTTATTTAGAACAAAAAACAAACGCATTGTCAAATGCTTGGGGTCGTTTTGGTGCAGTCATTCGACTTGTGCTTGGCCCGTTGTACGACGTGTTTGCGTTGGCTGGCAAATTAGGTTTAATTGACAAAATTAGTATTCCTAGTTTGCCGAGTACTAGTTATCCTGCGCCGACATCAAATTTGCCGCCTGCTTTACGTTTTGCACCGCAACCAATTGTTACGCCAACTATGCCAACCGTGCCAGCGATTATTGGTGGCGGCGGCGGCGGTGGCGGCGGTGCAGGCGGCGGTACAGGTGGCGGTGGTGGCGGTATTGGTAGCCCGAACGATTTAGTGACCATACAAGGCGCTTTAACAACGTCAGGCAACGCTGAACGCATTGCAGCGCGTAGTAGCGGTGGCGTAACAATAAACGTGACTGGCGGTATGTCAACTAGCGCCGAGATTGGGCAAAGCGTGTTAAACAGTTTGTTGGCCTACCAGCGCACTAACGGGCCACTCGACTTACAGATTGCGTCGTAATGGCAGGTACAGCCGTTGTTGCTAGTGGCAACAATGACTTAGAAATTGACACAGGGTTTATTCAAGACGCATTTTTACTTGATGACGCAACCGCTGGCGTACTTAATAACACTCAATATGTGCTTGACGGTACGACAGATTTTGCGAGCGTGCTTGACGGCGTAAACAGCATCACGGTTAAACGTGGCCGACGCGATCAAGGCGACCAATTTAGTGCTGGCACTATGTCGTTTAACATGCTTGACACGACAGGTATTTTTAACCCGTTTGATACACAGTCGCCGTACTACGACACACCGCAAGCGCAACCGGGTCTTGCACCTATGCGTCGAGTGCGTTTGTCGCGTTACAGTTCGCTGAACGTTAAAGAGTATTTGTTTGTCGGCGTGATCGTAAACTATGACTACAACTTTGCGTTGGGCGGTCTTGACACCGTAACCGTGTTTTGTGCAGACGATTTTTATTTGTTGGCACAAACATATTTAGACGAATTTAATGTCAGCGAACAATTGAGCAGCGCTCGAGTCACGGCGGTACTTGATCGACCCGAGGTTGCGTTCCCAGCGTTAACGCGTGACATTGCTACAGGCACACAGACGCTTGGCGGTGCAGCGGCGTTTACAATTCCGCAGGGTACAAACGTGCTTGGCTATTTATCTGACGTAAACGA